GGTGGCGGTGGTGGTGCTGGAACCGAACCAAACGGCTGTGGTGGCTGGGGTGGGAACGGCGGAGCAAACACCGGTGGTGGCGGCGGTGTCGGCGGCCGTGACTGTGGTGGCCCAACTGGTTATGGTGGAACTGGTGGTTCTGGATTTGTTGCTCTGCGCTATGTTGACAGCGAAGCCGTAATTACCTCAATTAGCGGTGGTTTGACCTATACGACAACTACTAACGGTGGTTTCCGAATCTACACCTTTACTGGCGGAACAGGAACGATTACTTTCTAATGGCACATTACGCATTTCTTGACGAAAACAACATTGTGACAGAAGTCATTGTCGGTCGCAACGAATGGGAAGTTGTTGACGGTATTTCGGATTGGGAAGAACATTATTCCCAGTTTCGTGGTCAGCGTTGTAAGCGCACAAGTTACAATGGAAACTACCGTAAGACATTTGCCCGTATTGGTTCACGGTATGATGATGCCGCAGATGTATTTATTCTTCCTTCTCCATTTCCTAGTTGGGAGTTGAACTCTGATTTGGATTGGGTTTCTCCAGTTGCCTACCCAGAAGATGACCAACACCTTTATGACTGGAGCGAGGAATCAAGGGATTGGGTTGTTTCACATAATTGGGATGAGGAAAAGTCTGAGTGGATTCACATTTAACTGAAACAAAAGCGAGAATGGCTGTTTGTAGAGAGTGTGATAAGTTTAACAAGCATCTAGCACAATGTAAAGTTTGTAAATGTTTTATGCCAGTAAAAACAAGATTCAAGTCATCACAATGTCCAATCGGAAAATGGTAACTAGGAGAAATATGAAGGTATCTAGCGAACATAGGGCTATGCTGAAGTCGTGGGCAAAAGTATTTGCCGCCGCTATTATTGCAGCCTATACGGCTGGAAGTCGTGAATGGACAGTCATTCTGAATGCTGGTATAGCAGCGTTGCTGCCTGTTGTGTATTCGTGGCTTGACCCAAAGGATTCTCGTTATGGTCGCCGTCTTGTGGTCAAAAAGAAGGCTGCCCCGAGAAAGAAGCGTTAATGTCTAGGCGACCCTATACGGGTATGTCTGATGGCGTTTCCAAAGGGAAACGCAAAGGCACAGAAGCATTTGTAAAACACTGTGTTCTACTTAGCGGCAAAAATCTGTGGAATAATGGCACTTGGGGTGTACGCTCAATCAAAGGTCGCCCCGACAAGATGTCAGTTCACTCAACGGGTCGGGCTATGGACTTGAGTTGGCGTGGCAAGGACAGAAAGCAGGCTAATGATTTCATTAACTTTCTTGCCACCAACGCTGCTGCACTGGGTATTGAACTGATTATAGATTATTTTCCAGCCCCGTATGGTCGTGCCTATAAGTGTACCCGTGATGGGTGGGAAAAGTATCATCATCAGGTGGTAGTTGGTGCGCCTCGTGGTGACTGGTATCATATAGAAATTTCTCCCGAGTTTGCTGATGACCCGAAGAAGGTTCATCAAGCCTTTAAGGCACTGTTCAAGTAACCTATGGTGGACTATGGTCCACTAGATTGGAACTTATGAAAAAGTTGCTGCTAGTTTCGGCTATACTGATTTCAGTCATGTTCACTTCTCCTGTCCACGCTACGACTAGAGAGTTGTTGTGTGACCATCGTAAGGATATTTCTAGTATGGTTTCTGCCCAGCGTTCCGCTGGCAGATATCAGGTGGATTATGTGATGTGGCGTGAGTCACGCTGCCGCCAAGTAGCGTTTAACCCCACAGACCCGATGGGTGGTTCTTATGGTCTTTTCCAAATCAATGCCTATTGGTGTAAACCAAATAAGTATTTCAAGAAGGGTGTTCTCCAGCATTGGGGGATTGTGGAGTCATGTGATGACCTGTTTAATCCTAGGGTTAATGCTTTGGCTTTTATGGCTATTTTTGATTATGCTGAGCAGCATTATGGTGATGGTTGGATTCCGTGGGGTGGTAAACCGTGGAACTAACACCACTGCTGAACGAAAAGGAATGGCGTAAGTGTCGTGGTCCCGAGAACGCCAGTTTGGATGAACAGATTGAAGCGTTTGCCTATTTCTGTTCAAACTATTGGTGTATTAAACATCCTGAGCGTGGACGAATTAAGTTTGAGTTGCGTGAAGCACAGTTGTCCACTATTCGCTCGTGGATGTCGGAACGCTACAGTATTGTTCTAAAGGCACGCCAGATTGGTTTTAGCACTTTGGCTGCTGCTTATGCTTTCTGGTTGGTATTCTTTGCCCCAGACCGATTTATTGTCATGTTGTCCCGTACTGAGCGTGAATCAGTCAAGTTGCTCGCCAAAAGCAAATATGGCTATAGGTTTCTTCCGCAGTGGATGAAGGAGCGTGGTCCACGCCAAACCACTGACCATCAGTTGAAGATGGTATTTGATAACGAATCTGCTATTGAGTCACTGCCATCAGGCAGCGACCCTGCCCGAGGTGAGTCGGTATATTTGGTGATTGTGGACGAGTGGGCATTCTTGCCAAACCCTGAGGAAGCGTGGGCTTCTATTGAACCTATTACCGATGTTGGTGGTCGGGTTATTGGATTGTCCACGGCTAATGGTTCAGGAAACTTTTTTCACCAATTATGGGTTGGGTCACAAACAGGTGACAATAAGTTTAAGGGTATTTTCTTTCCTTGGAATGCGGATGGCGAAAGAAACGATGATTGGTATGAAGCCAAGTCACGCAACATGCAAGACTGGCAAATGCACCAAGAGTATCCACGCTTCCCAGAGGAAGCGTTTATTAAGTCAGGTAACCCTGTATTTGATATTGACCTACTGGATAGCATGGAAATGGTTGAACCTAGTACTGGATATTACCATTTGTTTTCCGATGGCAACGGTGAGTTCCGATATGAGAAAGATGGCGAACTATCGGTTTGGGAATTTCCTGACCCTGCCAGCGTTTATGTGATTGGAGCGGATGTCGCTGAAGGTCTGTCGCATGGCGACTACAGTTCTGCCCACATAATTGATGCAGCCACAGGTTTAATTGTTGCCCACTGGCATGGACATATTGAACCAGATATTTTTGGCGAACTTCTGGCTGAACTAGGTTGGTGGTATAACACAGCCCTGTTAGGTGTGGAAAACAATAACCACGGTTTGACTACCCTAAAGGCTGCCCAGAAACATGGCTACAAGAATCTGTATAAACAACGCCGACTTAATGCTGTCCGTGCAGACGCTAGCGATGTTCTTGGTTGGAGAACCACGGGTACCAGCAAACCTTTGATGATTGACGAACTGAATGCCAATATCCGTGATGGTGGTATTACTATTCTTGATGAAAAGACTTTGGCTGAATTGCGCACCTTTGTGCGCAAGGAAAATGGGCGTATGACTGGTAGCCCACACGATGACCGAACCATCAGTTTGGCTATCGCCAACCAGATGCTGAAGTATGTGTGGCTTCCAGAGTACCGTGGAGATGTTTCTGTACCTAAAAATAGCCTTTTGTGGTGGGAACAGCACATGTTTTCCAATTATGGTGACGGAAAAGTGTTCATTGGGTCCCATAATGTGCGAAAACGGGTCCCATTCTAGGGAACAATGGTCATATTTGTGTATGGAATTAATATGCGACACTTGTCAGACACAGTTTTTTGTAGAGCAGATGCCTCATCGTGGGTCAATCTGCTTCAAATGCCATATTAAGGGGGTCCGTCTTGGCTTTACTTATGGTCAGGAGGATTTTCATGGTCCTACTATTCGTGAGCGTCAGCGTCAAACTGTTGAGCAGGCTAAGATTAACGGCTATAACGCCGAGCCTGTCACGAACTGGATGTAATGTATGTCCTCAGCGGTCTGGGTCCCTATTGCGGTCGCAATTATCACGGGACCAGTCGTTGTGGTATTACAAAAACTTCGCAAAGAGAATACCGACCAGCACGCCCAAGGACAGATTCTTTTACGAATGATAGGGAAAAAGGTTGATGCTATGGGTACTAAGTTGGACAACCATATTGGTTGGCATGAGGGTCAAAAGGACGCAGAATAATGGCTAAGAAGTCGGCAGCAGATTACCTGAAGAATTATAAGCAGCGTTTGGAGGCTTCTAAGCGTTGGCGTAAAGATGAAGGCTATGATGCAACTTGGCGCAGAATGAATGACCTTTACAAGGGTCAGCACTATGAGGATTACCGCAACGAGGACCGTCTGCTGGTCAATATTGCTTTTTCCACGGTAAACATTATTGCCCCAAATATTGCTGTCAACTTCCCAAAGATTACTGTTAATGCTGTCAGCCCTGATAATGCTGCCAATGCTGTCATCGCTGAAGCAGTTGTGAACTACTGGTGGAGGCATCGTGATATCCGCACGGAGTTCCGCCGTGCGGTCAAGGATTCACTGGTTTGTGGTCATGGCTGGATTAAAGTCGGTTACCGTTTCGTTGAAGAAGAAGTTGTTGGCGTGGACGATGAGTTCTCTGACCCAACTGTGGTTGGTGGAGAAATTACCACCAATACGGTAATTACGGCAGATAGCCCGTTTGCTGAGCGTGTCAGCCCGATGGATGTGTTTGTTGACCCAGATGCAACCAGCATGAAGGATATCAAGTGGATTGCTCAGCGTATCCGCCGCCCACTATCCGAGGTTAAGGCTGACAAGCGTTACTCCAAGTCTGCCCGTGAATCGGTTCAGGTTATGGCGGTCAGCCGCTATGCGGATGACCCGTCACGCAAGAAGATTCAGGACAAGAATCAGGGTTATGCCGAGATTTGGGAGTTTTACGATATTGTCGGCAAGAAGATGTCGGTATTCTGTGAGGGTTCGGACCAGTTCCTTGTCAAGCCAATGCCAATGCCGTATTCGTTTGGGCAGCCATTTGTAATGCTGCGCAATTATGATGTGCCAGACACTTTTTACCCGATTGGCGACCTTGAGAGCATTGAGCCACTTCAGAAAGAATTGAACGAGACTCGTTCGCAGATGATGAATCATCGCAAGAAGTTCGCTCGCAAGTATCTCTACAAGGAATCGGCGTTTGACCAGTTGGGACGCACAGCCCTTGAATCTGACGAGGACAATGTAATGGTTCCCGTTATCAGCGATGAGGCTTTGGGCGGTGTGGTATCTGCTTTCCCAGCGGTTATTAATCCACCTGATTTCTATAATCAGACAGAAACGATTATTGCGGATATTGACCGTGTTTCTGGTGTGACCGAAATCCAGCGTGGTGGTTCACCAGAGATTCGCCGTACCGCTACCGAGGCTTCGTTGGTTCAGGATTCGTCCAATGCTAGAACTGCCGATAAGTTGGCTATGGTTGAACAGGCGATTGCCGAAGTGGGTCGCCGTATGGTGGCTTTGGCACGCCAGTATATGACTGGTGAACAAGTTGCACGAATCACTGGCAAAGATGGCGAACCTGTTTGGGTTCAATTTGACCGTGATTATCTTGAAGGCGATTTTGACTTTGAGGTTGCGGCTGGTTCTACTCAGCCGCATAATGAGTCGTTCCGCCGTCAGATGGCACTCCAGATTGTTGATGCTATGGCACCCTTCGCTGGTGCAGGTATCGTTGACATGCCGAAGTTGGCTGCCTATGTTCTTCAGCAGGGTTTTGGTGTTAAGAATCCTGATGAGTTCATTATGCAGCCACAGCCGCAGCCTCAGGCTGGTCCTGAGCAGATGGCTGGTGCTGGCGCACCATCAGAAGGTCCGATGGTTCCGCCGACCTCTCCTGTCCCTGCTGGTCCGTTGAATGGTGACCCTGCTATGTTGCAGGCTATGTTGCAGCAAGGACAGATGCCGCCAGCCCTTTAGGGAACGACCGTTTATATAGGTAGAGCAACCATTTAGGACTCTAGGAGAGTAAAACATAATGAGTGACGAAGTCACCCAATCGCAGCCCGTGGAAACCTCTGGTTCACCCGTTTCGGAAAGCGTTACAGAAGCCCCAGATACACCCGTTCTTCCTGTAGAGGAATACTCTAATCATAGAGTTCCTGTCAAGTTGGATGGTGAGGAACTGCAAGTTCCGTTAAGTGAGGCTATCGCTGGTTATCAGCGGCAAGCAGATTATACTCGCAAGACGCAGGAACTCGCTCAGCAGCGTGAACAATTTCAGTTCGCCTCTGCTTTGCAAACTGCTCTTGAGACTGACCCTGCTGCCACTATTGACCTATTGAGCAAGCATTATGGTATCAGCCGTCAGGCTGCTGCCGATATGGTTGCTGATGGTGAAGATTTTGAGATGCTGGACCCTGTGGAACAGCGTTATCGGGAACTTGACAAGCGGATAGCAACATTTGAGGATTATCAGACTCAACAGAAAGTTGAGGCTGAGGTTCAACGGCTACAGTCTCGGTATCAGGATTTCAATGTCCAAGAAGTTATTACCACCGCTTTGCGGCTTGGTTCTACCGACTTGGAAGGCACTTACAAGCAACTCGCATTTGACAAGATGATGTCCAAGATGGAGTTGGAGCGTAAGGCGACTGAGCATAAGACAGCAGCCGAACAGGCTGTTGTTGAAGCGAAGCGTCAAGCGTCTGTGGTGTCGGGCGGAGCATCCGCTACGGCTACCACTACCAACGAAACCTTTGAACCCATCACATCAATTCGGGAAGCATGGGAAGCCGCCAAACGCCAATACGGCGCAATTTAACCCTTCTAGTTCACTTTAAGGAGTGACAATGTCAAACCCAAACTTTGATGCGTTGCTTTCAACAACGCTCGCAAACTACCGTGACCAACTCACGGACAACATCTTCACGGCACGCCCGTTGACCTACTTCCTCACGGACAAGGGTCGCATTCGCATGCTCAACGGCGGCACGAAGATTGTTGAACCGCTCATCTACGGTCAGAACAGCACCGTGGCATCGTACAGTGGCTACGACACCATCTCGCTGACGGCTCAGAGCGGCATCACCGCAGCCGAGTACGACTGGAAGCAGTACGCTGCATCCATCGCCATCTCGGGAATTGAGGAAGCAAAGAACAACGGCGAGCAGGAAATCATCAACCTGCTTGAGGCGAAGATTATGCAGGCTGAGGAGTCCATGCGTGAAGGCTTCAACCAGATGTTCTTCGCAGACGGAACTGGCAACAGCGGCAAGGACTGGAACGGCCTTGGCAACATCGTTGAGGCTTCGGGAACCGTTGGTGGAATCAACCGTGCAACCGCTGGTAACGAGTACTGGCGTTCGTACGAGGAGAACACCGCAGGTGCTTTGACCCTCGCCCAGATGTCCACGGCGTACAACAGCGTGTCGGTCGGTAACGACCACCCAGACATGGTGCTGACGACCCAGACCCTGTTCGAAAAGTATGAGGCACTCCTCCAGCCGCAACTCCGTTACACGGACACCAAGACCGCAGACGCTGGCTTCCAGAACCTGCTGTTCAAGGCTGCTCCTGTTGTGTACGATGAGCATTGCACCGCTGGTGTCGTGTACTTCCTCAACAGCAAGTACCTGACCCTCGTTGGTCACTCGGGTAAGTGGTTCGCACAGACGGATTTTGTCCGCCCAGAGAACCTCGATGCCCGTTACGCACTCATCATGTGCTACGGTAACCTGACCTGCCGCAACGCGGCTAAGCAGGGCAAGTTGACCGCCAAGACCGCCTAATCGGTTAAGGGAACAACTAGTTAATGGTGGGGGCTTTTGCCCCCACCATTTTTCTTATATAAAGGGACACTGATGCCTAAGTACTATTCATTTCTGGATAACGATATGCCAAAGCCGTCAAAGCCCAAGCCGAAGAAGGTTGGTCCTGCGGCTAAGCGTCCGCGTCCCGCTCGCGCTGGTGGTTCTAAGCCAATCCCGATGCCGTCTGCGCGAAAGCCTAAGCCCGCAGTTCGCACTATGACGGGCAAGCCTGCTGCAAAGGCTCCAACGGTTCGTAAGTATCCAGAAGGTTACAATAAGCCTGCTCGCCCTATCACCAGAGCGGTTGCTAAGAAAAGAAAGATGAAGTAATGGCATCTAAGAAGAAGTCCGCCATCCAGTCTCGTCAGGGCCACCCAACTGGTATTATTGACGATACCGCTAAGGCTTTTGGTAAGGCTAAGGAAGCCGCAAAGTTGTATGCTAGGACAACAAAGAGCGGTGAAAAGTTTTTGGCTAATCGTGAAGCGCGAAAGCAGTTTACTCGCAAGAACTTCCCCGACAAGGGCGAACGAACAATGTATCGTGATATGGTTAAGCGTGATATTCGCGAGGAGGG